GCTCTACCAAGCTGCGCGGCGATGTCGCCGGCGTACTTAAACGTGTCGGCAAGAGTCTTGCTCTCTTTATTTACCTCGTTTGTCTCTTTCCACCCCGTCGTAAGAACGACAAGCCAGTCTGTAAATCGTCGAATCAACGGATCGGCGGCTGAAAGAACGGTTAGAAAAACGTCGTACAGGTTTCCAAATATTGTGCCAAGCTTGCCGATGGTGTCGGTGTTAGTGCTTGCAACTTCGTTTAGATTTTTTAGATTGTCTTCAGCCGTGACGATATTCGAGAAGTCCAGAGCTGACTTACCAAGAGCAGCGCCGGTTTTTTCAAGAATCGGGATTAGAGCTGGAAACAGGTTCTTGACTATGTTGTCAAGCGCGTCTTGCATCGGCTTAAATAGTTCTCTGCCCGCCGCATGTCTAAGTTTTACAAGCTCAGGTTGAATTGAGACAAGATACTCGGCAAAAGCTCTGGCTTCTTTTGAAAGCTTGCTTAGGGCTTCGTCGTCTGCGCCGCCTCCGCCTGACCCTTTTCTTGAGTCATTTAACGCTTCCTGCGCCTCTGTAAGCGCGCGCAGCGCTTCAAGTTCAGCCTTCGCGCGAGCGTCAACGGCTTCTTGCACTTGTTTTGTTGCGTCAACAACTTCCTCGGATCCTTCAACACCGAGCTTGTTTCTTTTCTCTGTTTCCTTAGCAAGATCAGAGTTAGCGTCTTTTGCACGACGCATGTTGAGGTCAGCTTCTTGGTAAGCAAGTTCAGCCTCACGACGGGCGCGCGAGTTAGGTGGAAGGTCCTGAACTCTTGCTAAAGTCTCGCGCGCCTTCTCGAGCTCAATCGCTGCTTTCTTCTCAGAAATAGCCGCGTCTTCAGCGTCGAAGTTAAGTTGCTGAAGACTTTCAGCTGCTTCTATTCTAGCTTTTGTAAGACGCTCTTCAGCTTCTGTCAGACGATCGTTGGCGCGAACAAGCGCCTCTCTGTTCGACTCAAGAACCTGCGCTAGACGTTTTTCAGCCTGCTCAATTCGCTTTGAGTTGTCGCCGCCTCCTCCGCCTTTCTTCGTAAGCGCCTTCATTGCAGCGCCGATGCCACTGAACGCCATCTTTGCAGCTATCGCCGCCTGACCGATAGCGGAGAACATGCTTGGCAGAACAATTAACGCGGGAAGAGCCGCGGCGATCTGAGATGTAAGAGCAACAAGACCTGACACCATCGATGAGATGCCACCAACTGCAGTGGCAAGGGCTGGCCCAATGGCGTAGCCTTTGGTGACCATTCTAAAGAAACTTTCATAGGCTCTATCTGCTTCTTTTTTGAAGTCAGTTGTAATAGCCTGGATCTTTATATACGCTGTACCAACAATTGCCACGTGTCGTCACCTCCTTACATCGTACTGCATCAGTATGATTTTACAACGGTTTCTAATGGCCTAGTGGGGCTTCAAGCGCATTGCCAAACGGTAGTCTTGAGCCATTATCTACCGATGTAGCTGGAATGAACGGCTTGACAATTGAAGATCCCTGCGATCTTTCAAACGGGTCTACAGGGACCGGCATGTCGTAGTCCTGCATGTCGGCTGCAACGTCAGGCGGCAGTTGATCAGAACTGCTGCCTTTAGAAGCGTACTTATACACTTTTCCATAGAGATTAGAGTATAGCATTGTTCTTGACTTGTCCTTTGCCTCAGCCTGCTCCCCAGTTGATGAAGAATGCATATCATCTTCAAATAAGAAGTGAATAACGTCAAGCATGTCAGAAGGGGACAATGACTTTAAGTCTACACCGTAAAATATTGATTTGCCGTTAACATACGGCCAGAGATCTATTGCCCAGTCTAGGAGAGCTCTGGCCGCTTCGTAGGGCGCTCAGAGTACGTCTCAACAAGCCAGCTAATAACGTCCATCAACGTTTCCATGTGGACAATTCTATCTGGATCGTCGCAGAGAACGTTGAATCTTTCTAGGCTCTCAGGCACGAGCACCGTTGAGAAAAACTTATCAATTACCTTGCCGGCTTCGCCAGGGTTGTCCTGGTCCGACGTCTTCGACGCAAGATCGAGCATTGTCTTGCCAGGGATTTGTGGGCGACACACAAAATCTTCATCGCATAGCTTGAACGAAATTGGTTCTGCGTTAGAAAAGTCTGGGGTCCCGAAGTCTTTAAATTTTGCCATTAGCTATCTACGTCTCCATCTGTACGTTAGGTATCATTTTGTGCAACTAGCACGATAAAACTATAACACACTTGCTTTCAAAACATAGCAGCAAAGTTGCCTATAGATAGGTGCTAATCATGTTCTCATGACAATTTTAAGCGCCGTTGTCAGATATGGGTTTGGTCTTGTGCCAGGGTGCTTGACCGCTCTTTTGTAGACCATCGTGCCTCTACTGCCTCGGAATCTAAGAATCCCTGGCGGCTTAGCAACGATCAGGTGCGGACGAGTTCCAGTGTGATGAAGGTGCGCGATGCTAAGGCTAGAGCCAACTTGAAATTCAGGCCCAATAGAAGTTCTATTGTACGAAACACCGATAGACGCCGCGAGCCGACCTGTTCTTTTCCCAACAAGCGTCTTTGAAATGTCTCGAGCTCTGTCGGCTTTTTTCTCAACGTACCGACCTACCTCACCGTGCCGAGACTTCAGCATTCTGTCGATCGCTGCATTGTGCCAACGTATGTAGACAACTGTTCCACCTGCCATGACGGACTACGGGATCGCCATCGTTAGTTCAAGAACAACAAGTTGAAACCCGCCCTCAGGTGGAGGAGTTTCCACGGTTCCAATTACACCGATGCCGTATCCGCCTTCTTCCCACATATCAAGAACATTAAGTGACTGTAGCAACACCCACGTGTCGATAGCAGAGATCTGCGCGGCTTCTTCAATGTGCGTTGCGGTCGGCGGTCTTCCATTTATAGAAACCGTTGGTATCTCTCTAGCAACGGTCACAAGAACAACCGCCGTTCTTGGTGCGGTGCATCTCTGCGGTGTCGTTAGTTGATTGCCGGGAGAGCCAAGGTACGTTTGAACCAATGTCACCGTTAGCTGTTCACAGTCAATCGATGACTGCCCAACGGTCCAATAGCGTCGTGCTGGTAGCGGGACAGTGTACGACTCAAACGTTGTCACGACCCTAGAGAGAACACCGTCTAACATGTCGACGATGTTCAAGGCATCTTCTGATACTCCTGAGATATCTACAATTCCCATGAATTACCCGATCGTGTATGCGTTGATGACGGACGATGCAAGACCAATTTTTAGGTTGCCCGTGGCGATAAGAGTGGTCTCAGTAGTGGCTCCAACCGTGCGTGTGCCGTAGAGCTCCCAGGTCCCTGGGTCAACCATCTTAAGAATACTAAGGGCATCATCGTACGTTACGGACACGGTGATTCTATCGTCCGTTGTTGATGAAGCGGTGCCGGTCGCAACGGCTGACACGACGTTAGCGTTTGTCTTAGCGTACCTAAACGTTGTAGGTGTTGGCACCTGTGTGATGGTGTACGTTCCATTGAACGTTGCATCAACACCAGCAACTACTACGCTAGTACCGACGTAGAAACCATGCTCCGTACTTGTTGTAAGCGTGGCAACGTTAGACGTTAATGACTTATTAGATACCGTTCGTGCTGTTGTTGTCGGGTCCGTAATTACGCCGGCGCCGTCTATTGTTTTAGACGCCGTTTCACCGTAGTTTCTAATGATTACTTCTGGAGCCCAGCCACCAGAAAGAATGAATAAACCATTGATTGAAGAGAGCGACACGTTCGTGCTTCCGGTTCCAGCAGCGGGGACAACGATGTCAAGAGCGCTTGCTCCAAGTTTCAACGCCTTTGGCGTACTTCTGCGCGCGCGAGGAGTGTCGGTCGAGAACACTCTTGCCTTTGCTCTAGCCTTATCGGGGTTTACTGATTTTAGGAATAGGTCAATAGCGTATAGACCGGTGCGCATCTCATCGATGAAGTCCTGGCTGTCAAGCAATGTATACGACACACCTTGGCGTGAGATAGACGTGACTCTCTGCGGTAGCGCGCAGGTATCGTCTCCACTCCAAAGTTTGGCAAACTCAATTGCAAGAGTTCTTGCTGCCATCTTGCCAAGCGTCGGCGGCTCAACACCGTACGAGTACGTGACCTCAACGTTGCACGGTGACCACGGTACGCCTACGACCGATTGAATCGTCGAGTGATCGACCAGGTAGTACTTGTCTGGTCCAATGACGGCGCCAACTCTGTTTCTTATCGTGTGCACCTTTGTCACGGGGCGGCCACGAAGACGAATACGAGACGTAGAGGTCATACCGTCAGACGTCATGTCTTCGTAGAAGTCAAGATCGTCTGAGAAGAAGTTGTACACGTCGCCATCAACAAGAATGGCCTTGTTGTTATCAAGAGCGGGACCGTAGCGATACGTACGACCGGCGCAGACGTACCGCTCGGTCACGGTGGTGACGCCGCTGTACTTGCGACCAGATAACGCCCATAGCAGATACGACGCCGCCTTAGCGGCTTCGTAAGCAAACTCTGTTTCGGCGTAGTCGCCAAGTTCTTCCGGTGTAATCCATAAATTGGACATCTTGCCTCGTCTCTATGCGCGTAAACTACAATGGCGCGTCCTATGTATTTTACACATAGAACGCGCCATTGACAGTTAGTTAAATCAGGCTACTGGATCTTCTGTCGACGCGATGATGAAGTCGATTGCTTCATCAGCATTGAAGTCAATGTTTCCAGGCATGTTGTAGTCGGTTGTCGAACCTTGTGACGCAAAGTCGGTGACATCGCGGCTGCCGGCAGCAACTACTGCTGTTCCAGATGCCGCACCGGTGGTGATTGTTCCAGACGTGCTGGTATTGTACGTAAACGTTGTCGTTGTCGGGACACCGGTAATCGTGTACGTACCGTTCAATGGAGCGTACGTTGTAGCAAGACCGGAAACTACAACAACATCACCAACCACGTAGTTATGAGCAGTTGACGTTGTGAGAGTAGCTACTGTGAGGGCTCGAGCACCGTTGCTTATCGTTGCTGAAAGATCGCCATGCCAGGTGTAGAAACCCTTGCGGCCGGTCGGTGCCCACGACGAGCGTGCGTACGAATACGGACGTTCTGTAGCTGTCGGGAACTCCCAACGATCGTCGAGGCCATCGCCGAACGATACGTTACCAAGACCATAGCCTTCAAACGTTGTTGCGATCATGCCGTTTTCAATCACGCGGTCGCCTGACTGGCGAAGACGTGCGTATGGGAACACCCAGTGGAAATACGGCAATGTTGAAGCGCGCTTGCCGTCAGCAACAGCAAACGACCAACATTCAATAGCAACACCAAGACCAGCAGGGTCGTCGCCAACAGCCGGTGAAGCCCAGCCGATGCTCTTACGATCAGGCACAGCGAACGTGCCGGTGTTCTTACGGAGCAACAAACCGCCGGAGATGAGCTGTGTTAATTCGGGGTCCGGTTCACAGATGGCAAGTTCCATTGTCACTCTCTTCAGAGTGTCAGGCGCACGGTACGAAACGCAGATAACTCCGTTTGCGGACTTTTCTACGATTTCATCGCCTTGTTCGTACTCAGGGGTGAACGACAAGCGCATGAAAGCACTTGTAGTGTAGCTGTCTCCCGGGTTTGTGCCTAGGTTACCTGCTGCATCAAGACGCGTGACACGAACTGCTGCGCCTTGAATGCTGGCTGCGTAATCTTGAGTTGCCATTTGGTTTGCTCCTTATTAAGAATCTGCTGATACGACTAATTTTATACCGTCAAATCGACCTTGATAGCAAGGTGAATTGATGGGTCGAAGTAGGCAACTGCTGGGCGCATTGCCTTAACTCTGATGTCATTCTTGTTGCCAGAAACGTCGTATCCTTGTGCAAGATTTTCGTTGGTAACAACTATTTCTCCAAGAAGAACATCTACGCGCCCTGTAGCATAGATCCACTTGGTGTTGTCAGAACCGTTCATCTGAACGTATCCAGGGTACGCGGTAGCTGACTGATTTGTATGTGTAATGTCGGCGGTGAAAGTTGTAGTATTGGTTACTGCTTTTACCGTGAACGTGCCGTCAAAGCTGGTGTCAACACCGGTGCTGTTGATAGTAAAGGTCTCACCGACCTTCATGTAGTGAGCGGAGCTTGTGACGATCGTAGCCGTCCCAGACGACTGCGCGATTGTTGTGATGCCGCGGTGCGGGCCATCTCCACTGTAGCCAGACCCGATGATGATGTGCGTGCCTGACGCGGTCTGCATGTGCTGCTTGTCTTTGTTGTCCATGAACACACCGTTGTTCGTCATCAATAGAACAAAAGCATCGCGTGTTAGGTGAACTACACCGTGCTCGCCTGCCGGCGACATTTCTCCTGTGTAGTGTTCAAGTAGAGCAAGTGCTCTTCGTGGTGAGTACGCGTCACCATGCGCAGCTTCCGAGTGAATCACTGTCACATCAGGCCTGGCTAAGAACATGTTTGGAAGACTTTCAGCAAGAGCGATTTCGCCGTTCCACAGTTCGTACTCAAGAGCTTTTTGTGATACGCCTTCAAGCTGCGCTTTCACGCGGGCAAACTTGTTGTCTGCTGGGAGATCGAATGTTGAACGGTAGTCTTCGACCTCAATAAAAATAGGCTTAAGTTCTTGGTAAAGATCAGAACCCGGGTTTGACGAAGACACGTATGACGTAGAAGAAGTCTCATCCCAGCTACGAACGTAGTTTGGGAGAGTGTCGTACATTTGATAGAAGCCGCGGACCCATTCTTCGTCCATAGACGCGGTAAGGTGATCATTAGGCTTAGCAACAGCAAAAAGACCAAACTCAGTAGGTTCAATCTTTGGTGCCGGGAATACTCCTCTAAAAGCCATGTTTTCTCTTTCTAACGTAAGAAACTAATTTTACTTCTTGAAGAGGGGGAGCCTGTTGCCAGACTCCCCCTCAACAAAATGATTACTTGGATCAGTATTCGATCGCGGCA